CTCCCCTCCCTCGCCCTCTCCATCTCCTTCCAAGGTTGCATTGGCCATGTTCTCAAACATAGACTCAATGCTTCCTTCCATTTGAGCCGCATCATTCTTGTTATCGCGAACGCGCACTAAAACTAATCGTTCAACCATCTCGTTCAACTTATCTGTGCATTCAACACGAGTCTTGGGATAAACCACATCAATTTCATTCATCTTGTCTTTTATAGAAGCAAACCCAAATGCAGTCAACATGATTCGCTTTAAAATATTTTTGCAAAGCTCTGGCGTGATTTCCATAGATAGCTTAGCAAAATAGTCCACAATGTTTCCAGCAAGCTTCTTGTAAGTTTTTACTGGAATGGGAAAATCTCCGTGACTACTACTGGCCTCAATATCAAAACTACAGATCTTATAAGGAACTCGTGTTTCCTTATTCTTTAGAGGAATAATGTCCTTGTAGCTGATGGTGAATTCATAATTGCAAGTGGTGGATTTGCATTCACGCGGGACCTCGCGCGTCTTTTTATTTGGCAAGGCAACCCAACCAGAAGGACTAATCTCTTGAATATGAAAGAATCGCAACAGGGGTGGAATATTGGACTCATAGAGTTCCGTTTTCGTATTTGTTTGCGTAAACCGATACCCGTTTGAATTGAGTCGCAGTTCAGTCGTACCATCCTCACGCTGGATCTCCTTGAACCAAAGCTTCTTTGCCTTGTTAAAAGCATTCATATTGTTGAATTTGAGCATGACAAACTTGTAGTCCTTGCCACCATCAAACCCATACAAACGCTTTCGCTTGATGAGCTTGCACTCTACAATGGAATTCTTGTAATAATTTCCCATCACATTTTTCAAGTGTACCAAGAACATGTCTTTGGTTGACATAGTCCAGTTGTCATCAACCTTTACATAGAAGAATGGCTTATAATCGTTCACCAAAATGGAACACGTTTCACCTTCTTCGTTAATGCCAAAGATTTGCATGATGAAATTGGCAGTGTCAAGACGTTCTTTCCTTTCTCCATCTTCTTCACTACTAGCTTCTGCCTCCCCAGCATTCTTGTTATATACGTTAAAATCAAATAGCCTGAAAACTTGTTCCATCTTATAGGGTTTACTATTATACAACAACCTATTTCTAATTCAATTTTTTATTTTTTGTTTGAAAAAATAAAAAATATGCATTATTTTTATAGATGAATTACAATATTATAGGATTAATATTATTTCTTGGTTTCTTAAGTGGATTACCGCCAATATTAGTGAATCATTTTTATATAAAAAATAAATCAAATTTTACATTTTTTCCAACACTCTTATTGGTTTTACAGCTTTTATTAATATTTACAATTGTATCTTTAGGATATTTTTATTTTAATACAATTAATTTTTCAATGGCCTACTTTTTCCCAGTAATAAAGATAATAGCCATACTTTTACCTGTATTAGCGGCAATATTTATTTATAAAAGTACAAAATACAGTATTAAAAATTACATGGGTATTTTTCTTGCAATTGTTGCCATTGCTCTTATTTACAGCAAATAAGCATTTCAGTTTGAACTTAAAATTGAAATGCTTTATATGTATCAAAATAATAGTACAACCAATCTTTGCGCGTAGTCAAAACATACACCATGAATATCACTATCATTTTCACAGTTCTTCTATTAGCACTACTCTTCTCGCCTGCAGAAGCAAGATGCAGACTTGCTTGCAGACGGAGAAGGCAACGCGCTCGCGTAATAAGAGCTGCAAGAGCTCAGGCGGAAAAGGAAAGAGCTCTAGCTCTGCAAGCAAAATATGTAGCAGAGTCAATGGTTGCTGAAAGTATAAGCATTTTGCACAGCGACTACTATTATAAAATAAAGGCTCCATTTTACCAGTCTCTGTGTGGGGTGATTGTAAACTCGTTTTCAAAGCATACCGACAAGCCGATGCTTTACAGCGCCATGCAAAATCTTTCGCAAGATGCAAAGAGCCTGATTGCAAAAAATGTTACCGACTGGTACACAGTAAAAATATATACAAAGAAAAACTTTCCAAATACGTATCGCGATGAAAACATGAATATTACAAAAAATTTTGATGACGTTGTTCAATACTACACAGAACAATGTTATGTGCCACCCAGTTTATCATTTACAATATTTGTACTATTTATAATATTAATTGGATCATTCTTCCTGTTTGCACGCTAGAATTAATAAGATCCAAATACACATGGATTATACAACCACGCCAAAAATAGTATAAAACCACCTAGAAAGGCTAGTCCAATAAACATAATTGCAGTCAATTCAAGAAAAAAACATATTTTTTTACTGTTTGTATCCTCTATTTCACTAGATGAATCTCTTTCTGTACTTGGCTCTCCTTCCATACATTTTGCTATTGGAATTGCACTTGTTGAAATAATTTCTTTTGCATTAGGCATTTCTATATCTATTACATGTAATACATCTGCTTGCAATGGGTTTTCAACGTCCATTATTTGTTAGAGATTACAACCTATTTTTTATACACAAGTTGTGTTTATGTTGTATTTTTTCTATTTTGAGACAGCAAATATATATTATATACAAAAACAATTCAAAGCACTAGTTGCATTATTATATAGTATATAATGCGAACAAATATCAAATTGCTACTAATTGCACTATTGCAGATCAAGTTGACAACCTGTTTATTATGGAGACTTCCAATTATTTACGAGTTGCACAAAAGCAAGGGACAAGAAATTCAAAAATTTACTATCTGTGGAAAAAACATTGACATAGAAACTCCTACCAAGACAGGTGTTGGCGGTAAAAAATTATTAGTAATTGAACCAATTCAAGAGCCCCTAGATTGGGAATGTGGAGAAATTGCATGGGATTTGGATGATGATGATAATAGCACAGCACCTGTTAAACCTGAATCTGAACCCTACAAATCCCTAGCATTAGATCCATTTAATATTGCGTTTCTATTTGTATAAAACTGCATAATTGCACCTTTTTACAAATTATTTTTATTATTTTTTAATTTATTTCCGCATCTTACGACTCTTGCTAATTTTTTTTGCCTTGCAAAACTGTCTTTGTGAGAATCCTTTAGGTCTCTTGCAATTGATACTGTTTCTATATTTTTGTGACCATTTTCCTCCGCCTCTTTGAACATGTTTGGAAATATGACGTCTGCGAGTTTTTGTCACATGTTTGGAATGCTCTAAATTATATGGTTTTGCTTTTGATTCAATCCACTCAATAAAAGAGTCAACAGAGCGGTCCTTTGATTTGACAGAGCTCTTTTCATATTCCTCGCTTATTTTTCCTTTTTTTGCTATATAGCGCATTGTGGGAAAACCAGAAACTCCTGAGATGTATTTAATTTCATTTAAAAGTTGCTGATCAACATCTGCAACAACTATATTGTTATTATGAGCATACTTTTTTTCTAGCACAGCTTTAATTTTAGACCATTCTGGACGCGTGGCATTGCATGGACCACAGCCTTCCATATAAAATAAAACAAAAATCTGCTTACCAGACTCAATATACTTATTAAATAACGCAGTATCCTTTTTTGATGGATCAATGTGCAAGAAAATCATTGTATCTTATAATAAAAGGAGATAAAATAAATCGTCATAAATTAAATCTGTGAAAATTAAGAGGTTGTTTTTATTTTATCGCATTGTATTATATATGAATTCCATTTTATTTATATTTATACTATTTGTGTTTTTAATTGGAGGGGTATATTATGCTAGGTGCAGAGAAGGATTTACAAGCATGGATGGTAAACAAAGATGCCCTAATATTTTGATACAAAAGGGTGCCAAATTCTATTTATACAATTCTAAATTAGATCAGGTTCCTGGCGTAAATCCAGTAGAATTTAATAATTTAGAAGAATATGTTGAATTCATTGAATGGCAACATGGTGCAGGAATAAGATGTCCAGTTTTATATTTACAGAATACTTATGATGCGCAAGGCAATCGCGTATACAAGGTGAGACCAAGCGTCACGGAACCTCAAGGTGGTTTACCTCCTTCATCTAGTGGCCAAACCGCATTCCAAGATTTTGACAATACATCTCAATTTATTGATGCAAAAACAGATCCAGAACTCCAGACGCAATCTAACGAAAACATGCTTTTTAGTGATAATGCAATGGATGATAACTGGGGAGGTCAAAATTACACAGAAAAACACATAGAAGAAGGAAGATATACTGGAAATGAAGTTAGTATTTTGGTCCCTTAAATTTCTTACAAACAATACTTGGTCAAATACTAATAAGACTAATTATTGTAAATTTTACGTTTAACCCACAATTCAGGATAACGCGCAATATTGGTATGCTTGTTTTGTTCAATCCTATATGTTTTATAATGCGATAAGATTGAAATGTTTCTATATAAAATATTATTAAACTCTGTTAATTTCATGTCAATATTTAATTTCCATTTGTTTTGCTTATATTCTTCCCCCAATAACATTGGACCAGTAGGATATAATGCAGATACGCCGTAAATCTTATTTTTTACATTTTTAACAATAAGTCTAATGCACCTCATTAGAAATGGATTTCCTGCTTTGCAAACCATAAATGCATTATATATTCCATAATAATAACCAAAATAATATATGTAAGTAAAATTTTTATCTTTAACGTAGTGTTCATCCATGGTCAAGTATTTTAACTTAAAATCTCTTACACATTGCAATTTGATGTCCATGTAAATACCGCCGCGAATATATAGAACACAGAGTCGCCAAAGATCAGCTTTGTAAGCACCAGGAACTAACGCATCAAACGCATCTAAAACGTCTTTTTTAAAATGTTGTTTTATAAATTCACGACAATCTTCATCGTCAAATAAATAATGTTCAAACTCTGGATTGTCATCTTTTAATTTTTGAACACACTTGGCCATGTCAGGTGGAAGATCTTTTGTATGCCATGTTTGAAAAATATTAAGAGGTATTACGGCTTTTTCTGGAGAGTATTCTTTTTGCAATTCTTCTATAACCCTAAATTTATTTTTATTGCTTTTGGTTTTAACAACAATACATAATACAAGTAATAATGAAACAATTAGAATTGATGATAATATTATACCTATAACATATTGATTGTCTGTAAAATCCATTATAGTGTGTTTCATTTTACGTATAATAAAAACAAATATTAAATATTTTGAAAATATTTTCAAAATATTTTAGCATATATCATAAAATCTTACAAAGCACTTTTATCAATTTCCACGTGTTTTGCAATAGAAGATATGACACGAGTAATTCTCTTTTCTTCTTCTTCCTTGGTGCTTCCTCCAGTAGCCTTGAGAACAATGTTCAAGTATTGGTCGTTCTTCTTTGAATGATAGTCTTGTGAATCTGGATTAGCTTCTATCCAATCGTTGATTTGGTTAACATTCTTGTTTGCAATCTTTCTTATTGCCTTTCTAATACGTTCTTTTTCCTGATCATTTTCCCAGTTATCCTTGTCTTTAACGTATAGCTTCTCTCTCTTTGTATCTGTGCAATGAATTGGACGTTTATTTACGTCCAACTCTTTTAAACCATTAATGAAAATTTTAGATATACCTTCTTCATATCCCAATTTGCCAGTATTTTCCAAATCTTTCAATGTTAGTTGAAGAGAATCCACAAAATCCGTCAAATTCATAGCATCTTTACAAGTCTCATTAAGGAAAAAATTTAAATTGAAGCTATTGTTCATTGTATTATTATTTGTAATAACATTTGAAGATTTATTTGCAATTTGTAATACTTGCTTTTGCAACTCTTGGTATTGTTTGGTTTGCTCCATAATAAGGTCTTTAAAATCATGATTTTGTTTTATGATTTCAAGAAAAACCTCGCTTGTTACTGGCGCATCACCATTAATTAAATGCAGTGCATTTGCACTCTTAACACACGTTTTTTTGTGTTTAGATAATCCTTGACTATATTTATAGTCTTTGCCACATATACACGTATAGCGCAAAATGGCGTCGCCGATGTATCCATTTGTATCCATTTGGTATCCATTTTCCGCTTTTTTATGTTTATCGGTTGAATTATGTCGCAATAAATCGCTTTTTTTAGAGCATTTCACATCACATATTTCACACCAATATTTTTTAGCGCTTTTTGGCGCGTTTTTTGTATCCAATGTATCCATAATGTATCCATGGAAAATAAATACTAAATGGTTTTTTTCAAAGATCTTTTTTCAAAAAAAAATTTATGCTCACAAAATTTTTCAAAGAAAAATAAAATTTAGAGCATTATGGTAACCCATCACTTTTTTGCAAAAAAAGCTGAAAAGTAAAATAACTTTTTGAAAATGGACAAAAATAAATGTCCAAAATCACTTTGGCGAAAATAGTTTTGAAATTTTGAAAAACTTTGCATTTACCTACATGGTGTAGGGTAATTATGGAAAATTATTTTAAAAAGCTATCCTACATGATGTAGGGCGATGCCTACATGGATGTAGGGTGATTTTGTCAACTTTTTCCAGATTTTACCTACATGGGTGTAGGTAAAATACGCATTAGCCTACACGAATGTAGCATGGGTTTGCGGCCTTCGGCCGCGGTGTCGGCCTACATGGTGTACGGCGCTTATTGGCTGTCCAAAAACTTCATTGAGTGATTCAAATTTGTACGTGCATTATGGTACGCATTTATTCTGGTAATGCCTTCGTAATGTTCAGGACCATCCTTTTTCAAATTTAATGCCTCTTTTAAAGCAAGAAGATTTAAATGGTCATCCATATTGATAAGAACATTTTCATAGTCGCTTCTGTACTTGTCTATCAGCAGACCATCCTGAATTTGAATTGATCTGGCTTTAATGGCAGCAGCATAGCTTGCGGCATCTCCTGCTTCTCCATGAGATGATCCTGAAGAGTCATCCCTTTCACTTGCAGACTTATTTGTTAAGCCTTCTACAACTTGGAAATGTAATTTCATACCTTTGACTGCTAAATAAACTAAAAATAGAACTGCAAAAAACAGTCCAATCATTTTAAACAGATCTTCTTTCATTTATATATAATATGAATTAAAAAATAATTCATGTTATTTGACATATTATTTAGTGTATTATTTTTGCAAAATTATTTTTTACACAGGTTTTTTTGTAAATATTTTTACAAGTGAAAATATGCGACTTAATAGTTTGCACAACAGGAAACAATTTGTTAGTGTAATGGTTAATAAAAGTATAGTAGTTTTATTTTTTATCAATAATGAGAGTAATAAATACACTACAACTGATACAATAATTGCGCTATAGTTTGCAGACATAACATATTTGTACAATGTATAAAATGCCCAGAGCAAAACTAATCCAAATAAAACGTCCATTATAAAAATAACAATATTAAATTTTTATTAAATTTTTAAAATGTTATGTATTTTTTCAATAATATATCTGCTAGCGGAGGCAAATATAAATTGTTGCTAATTGAAACTCTATTAAATTGCTCGGTAGAGCGATTATATAAATCTGTTCCCTCCTGCATCTTTGCGTTAATATAATCTGTATTTGTAAAAAAGTCATTATTGTATTCCTGGTGCGTAAAATTTTGCAGTTTATTTTTAATAAAATGCGCGTCTCCAAAATAACTTAGATGCCAGCCCCCACTTTTAATAACAGGACAACTATTATGAAAACGAATATCATTGCACTCCAACCCCAAAGTTGAAAACCTATTAAATGTTAAAATTTTAGGATGATACCATTTTCCGTGATAAATAGTATTTAAATTATAATAGTATAAATCTTGTTCTAAAATGTTTACATCTACAATAATTTCTCCATTTTTAATTTTTTGCAATGTATTTGGATCAGGAATTTCATCTAAATCTGTAATAGTAATTGCATCATCAGGGTTTAAATCTATTAAATCAAGTCCACGCTTAATGCAATTTCTTTGATGAATTTCATTCTTCCATTGTTCTCCATTTCCAATGTTAATATTTGACTGTTCATATTGAAAATCATCCACCACAATATAAATAATTTTACTCATATATGGTTCAAAAATTTCTTTATTTTGTTCAAAATACATCATCTTTTCTCCACCAACATGTGTATGCGTTGCTTCTACAATTACGAAATGGTCAACAACATCATTTAATACTTCTAAACGATATTTTAACATGTCAACTTCATTGTAAAATGTAAAACAGTCTATAATCTTCATTAATATTTTACATTATACGTTAGCTTTAAATATTTGTATTAACAATAATTTATTGTTTCAAATACTTTGAAATATTTCCAATAACCGTCTTACTGATCTTTCTAGTTTGCCCCTTTGAATTTACATAAGTAATGTCCTTTAAACAAGCTTCATCGGCCTTTATACAAGAAAACAGATTGCTAATGGTGTTGAAATGTTTCATTATTGCAATCGCCGAGACTGAACTTATACCAGGAATTTGACTCAACATAATCTCACCAATATTTTCAGCAGTTACATTTTCCTTTTTTACCTTTTTAACCACGCTACAGTAGTCCTTTTCATCATGCACATTTTCGTCATTATTATTAGCCTCACTATTATGTAATTCAACAGGTTGATTTTGACATTGATCTTGATTTTGATTTTGATTTGTTAAAACATCGTTTGCATTTGGACTAGGAATAGGGTTATTAATACGATTCTTATAAAATGGAATCTTTCCATCGCGTGCAGTTCTTGATAACTTATATGCCATATTACAAATAATTATTGCCGTCTCTTGAATGTCATTGCTTCTAAAAACTGAAAATCCCTTGTAATAGTTTAATGAAATAATGGACGAATAAAGCGTCATCTTATCCATCCTCTGTTTAAACAGATTGAATTTAGTCAAGTCTCCCTCAATCAAATAAATAATGTTATGATTATGCACGGCGGCTCCATTTAAACGATATGATTGCTCTTCGTAACGACCATCTTTAATACTGGCAGCCAAATCATTGAGTGACTTGCGTTCAATGATAACCTTTTCCTTAAGATCTTCATTTTCTTCCTTCTCATCTATTAAAATAGCATCACCAATTGGCAAATTGACTACTTCTATTTGCAAATCTTTAAACGATGGACTGCAGCTAATTATAAATTTACAAGCATTAAGCAAGTCAGCCTCACGGTTATCCAGACGAATGATCATTATAGTAAGTAAGTAACAAAGTTGTTATATTATTTTTCATATATATTATTTAATTTGTGTAGAACTAAATAATATAATGCAAAGATTCTTGACAATGCTAAGGTTACGCTTAACCCATGTTTCCACCATGTGAAGCATGGTATCCATACTTTTGTGTTTGGATAGTTTTGTTAAAATCAAAAAGGCAGAAACGTGATTGAATAGATGTTTGTGTGGCTCTAATTAAGTTAGGATTGCTTGACAAAAAATGACCAATGCTAGGGGCAAGACCGCCCTTCTTAACGCCACCGCATGTGGGGCGCGCAATAATTGACGCTTGATTGCGAGACATTTTACTACCTGACATGTACACCATGATATATACTACCCAAATATTTTTTTTTATTTAAAATTTAAAGCCCTAAATATTTTGTATAAATAGAATTTTAACATTTTTACAAAATGCAAAACTCTAAAATAAAAATTAACACATTATAAAACCAATATAAAGTTAATTGCTCTTAATATATACTATACAATGACCGACGTAAAATCTCTTTTGCACGATGATGACATAATTAAAGGTGAAGATGGCTTAATTTGGAATCCGTATAATCCGCAAAATGCTGAGATTACATTGAATGAAGTTCAATCTATTCTCACTCATTATGGGTTGCCTTCAACTGTCTACAACTTAGAACTGTACAAAAGAGCATTTGTTCACCGTTCTTATACAAAGCGACCCCAATATGAGAACCTCCAGCAAAATATTCAAATTAGCGAACGACCTGCAAATTGCCTTCCACTAAAGACCAAGTCTAATGAACGCCTAGAGTTTTTAGGTGATGGAGTTCTGGAGCTGGTAACAAAATATTACCTTTATAAGCGTTTTCCTAAAGAGAATGAAGGGTTTATGACAGAGAAGAAAATTGCGATTGTTAAAAATGAGGCTATTGGTAGAATCGCCATGGAAATGTCTCTAAATAAATGGCTAATCCTTTCGCGAAATGCAGAGGAAAAGAAGACAAGAACCAATCTTAAGAAGTTGGGTTGTCTTTTTGAGGCATTTATTGGTGCTCTCTTTTTAGATTACAATAAGATTAGCATACATGATGACGAGGGGTGGTTTACAAATTTTTTCTCAACTGGTCCAGGATTCCAGATGGCGCAGAAATTTATTGAAACCATCTTTGAAAAGCATATTAATTGGATTGCTCTTATCCAGAATGATGATAACTATAAGAACATTCTGCAGGTAAAGATACAGAAGGAGTTCAAGGTTACGCCGCATTATATTGAGATTAGTCATGATATGGATGATGGTTACAAGATGGGAGTCTATTTATGTATTGGACAACAAATTTACAATGTTTCTTACGAAGACGCGATACCCATTAAAAAGATAAAAACTTTTGCGGCTATGCATGACTACATAGATAAGAATGATGGAAAAATTTTTGTCTTCATGGGAGAAGGTACGCATAAGATCAAAAGAAAGGCCGAGCAAATTGCTTGCAATGAGGCGCTTGCTGAGATTGGAGAAAACTAAATAGTTTTTTATATTGAAAATATATATGAACCCTTTAGGCCTATATACTGAACAATTAGCAATAAAACCTACTGATTTGGAGTGTCACCCAGTAAATGTAAATGTGGGAGGGCCCGCTATTGTAGATGAAAGAGGCGAAGAATATGATGACGATGATTTTAAGGATAGGCTTAAAAAGAGTCGTATGAAAAAGGTGAGTGTTAAAGAGACTTTGGGGAGAGAATTACTGGGGAGAGAATTACTGGGGAGAGAATCAATGGGTGCGAGAAGAGAATCACTTGGTGCAGAAATTTCCTCTAAACCTAGAAAAATTAGAAAACTTACTGAGGCTTCATTAAGAGGTCTGGAAGAGGGACAAGAAGCGGCTGCAGAGGCGGACGAATTTACAATTGAATTGCCAACGGGTAGTCGCACAACAGCCAGAAAAAGACGAACAACCAAGGTTGAAAAGGGCATAGAACGCTTTGGTCCTGGTTCAATGATTCAAATTGGAGATGTGCCTCTTTCCAAAAGATTCCCCAAACCTCAACCACCAGTAAACATAATTTCTTCCAATTACTACCTTAATAACCGCGAGATCTTTGTCAATTTTATAAATGACTTATTTGAGCCTTATCGCCAAGAATTGTTGAGTGATGAAGCGGGTATTTCATGCGAAAACATTGGAAATCAATCCAAGGATTTTTCATTGTTAACGCATCAAAAAATTGTCCGCGATTACCTAAATTTGTACACGCCTTATCGTGGTCTTCTTCTCTATCACGGTCTTGGTTCAGGTAAAACGTGCACATCAATTGCACTTGCGGAAGGAATGAAATCAGGAAAACAGATCATTATTATGACACCCGCATCACTCAAGCGAAACTATATTGAAGAGCTAAAAAAATGCGGAGATGTAATATACAAGAAAAATAATTACTGGGAGTGGATTTCAATAGAGGCTAACCCAGAAGCTTTAGATACTTTGGCCAGTGTTCTTGGCCTTTCCAAGCAATACGTTAAAAGGAAGAGAGGCGCATGGTTAATTAATGTGTCAAATCAAGAAGGGCTTAAATCAAACTATGATATGTTAACAGCTGAACAAAGGGCTAGCTTGGAAGAGCAGCAAGACGAAATGATCCAAAATAAGTACAAGTTTATTAGCTATAATGGTCTAAGAAGTGAAAGACTCCGCGAAATGACGGAAAATTATACAGTTAATCTTTTTGATAATGCGGTTGTTATTATTGATGAAGCGCACAACTTTATCAGTCGCATTGTGAATAAGATTGCAAAGGAGAAGGGACAAGAGGTGGACAAAAGGGGACAAAAAAGAGGCATGGCTAGTGCGCTTTCATTAAAATTATATGAATTCTTGTTAAGTGCATCAAATGCGCGCATAGTATTGCTCTCTGGAACTCCAATCATCAACTACCCCAATGAGATTGCCATCTTATTCAACATTCTTCGCGGATATATTAAAACATGGAATTTTCCTTTGGATGTCAAAACCTCTGCAAAGATTAACAGCGAGACGCTAACAGCTATTCTTGAAAGAGAGCGGGTACTTGATTACATCAGTTATTCTCCCGCATCCAAAGTTTTAACTGTGACAAGAAATCCTTTTGGTTTTATGAATAAGACGGATGCAAGGAAAGGATATCAGGGTGTTGAGGGAGAATCAATGAGTGGATTGGATGAACGCGGTCAAATAAGCGATGAAAGTTTTGAGCAAAATATTATACGCATTTTAAGACAAAATGATATAAGCGTATTACCAACTGGCATTACAGTTCAAGTGAATAAGGCACTTCCAGATAAGTTGGATGATTTTATACTATGGTTTATAGATGGTCAAACCAACAAAGTAAAAAATGTTGAACTCTTTAAGCGTCGCATTATTGGATTAACTTCTTATTTTAGAAGTGCTCAAGAAGGTCTTATGCCATCATTTAACAAAGCTGGGGATTTTCACGTTATAAAAATTCCTATGAGCGACTATCAATTTGGCGTATATGAGCAAGCAAGACAACAGGAAAGAAAAATAGAAAAGAATTCCAAGATGAAGAAGGGTAAGATTGACAAGGATGGTATATACAAGGAGCCTTCTTCCACATATAGGATTTTTTCTCGTCTTTATTGCAATTTTGTCATGCCAAAAGCAATTGGAAGACCTTTGCCAGGAGATGGAAAAATAGAAAACATTGAAGCTGCCTTACAAGAAGTGGAAGATCAGCACGATGATGTAGATTTTACAGGTGAAGGCGAAGTTGAAGGCGACGAAATCATTGACGAGTTTGGCGACAGATCATATCAAGAAAAAATCAAGGCTGCCGTAGAACAATTGAGCGAGCATTCAGCCGAATATTTGTCAAAAGAGGGATTAGAAGTTTATAGCCGTAAATATTTGCATATTTTGGATAATATTCAGGACCCAGAATACCAAGGATTGCATCTTGTCTATAGTCAGTTTAGAACGCTTGAGGGTATCGGCATTTTCACAATGGTTTTAATCCAAAATGGATTTGCACAGTTTAAAATTAAAAAGAATTCCCTTGGTGCATGGGAAATTGACATGCCAGAGAAAGATCTTGGTAAGCCAACATTTGCACTTTACACTGGTACAGAATCCGCAGAGGAAAAGGAAATTATTCGTAATATTTACAATGGAGATTGGGGATTGGTTAAAGAACCTGCAATTGTGGATCGTTTAAAACAGATGTCAACCAACAATAACATGGGTCAAATAATCAAGGTGTTTATGATTACTGCTTCTGGCTCAGAGGGTATCAACTTGAGAAATACTAGATATGTTCATATCATGGAGCCTTATTGGCATCCAGTTCGTGTTGAACAGGTAGTTGGTAGAGCTCGCCGTATTTGTAGTCATCAGGGATTGCCCAAGGCACTACAAACTGTGGAAGTGTTTTTATATTTAATGACATTTACGCCTGAGCAGATAGCAAGTGATGCATCCATAGAGCTTAAGCGTCAAGATCGCAGTAAGCGTCTTTACATGGTAAATCCTGCTAGTAAATTAGCTTTAGAGGAAGAAAAAGAAGATGAAGAAGAAGAGGGAAAGAAAGGAGAAGGAGAAGAAGGAGAAGGAGAAGAAAAACAATCCTCGGTTAAGAAGGCAGGAAGAGAAGAGCTTCAATATGTTCCATTTACTAGTGATGAAGCTCTCTTTGAAATCTCCACTATAAAGGAAGAAGTAAGTTCCAATTTAACAAAAGCCATAAAGGAAGCATCTATTGATTGTGCAGTCCATGCAAGAGCGGGATCTGGTGAAAATTTAGTATGTCTCAACTTTGGTAATCCTACAAACGATAAATTTTCTTATACGCCATCTATTAGTGCCGACGAAACAGACAAGATTGCGGCTATTAATAAACGCACTGTTAATTGGGAGGCAGTGGAAATTGAATTAAATGGAAAGAAATATATCCTTAGAAAAGGAACCGAGGAGGTTTACGACTTTGATTCAGTCCAAATTGCCTTAGAAAATGGCAGATCGCAACCAATCTTGATGGGATATTTGACAGAGGAAGACGGAGAATATGTATTTACGGCGAAATAGCCCGATCGGTCTTTAAGTACTTTTTCCAGAATAATCTATTGTTTGGCTAAATTAGATTCAATTGGCGACTGCATTTTTTGCAAAATTTCCATTAATATGGTTTGATTTTTAAGAACTATATCAATCTTCTTATCTAGGTGTAAAAACTGTTGTAATAGATTATCCTGTTCAAATCCTTTTTCTTCCCTCGTTTCTGTTTCAAAAAGGGATAAGGATGGTTGTACAGGCTTCAACCTTGAGAAAATGTCGTCTGTGGAGGAGGGGTTTGCAAAAAACTCTTCTTGTTTCATTTGATTAAATGAACTTTCTCGTATATCCATGGAGACATTTTCATCCGTATTAAAAACACGAGTTTCATTTTTTTCAGCCCATGAAAGTTTTTTTTGTCCATTTGCGGTAGGAGATCTATTTGCATTAGTATTTGCCGCCGTAAGATTAATCACGTCATTTTCAAAAAATCGTGACCCTACTTCCTCATTTTCAATTTTGATTAGTTTAAAATTTTGTTCATTGGAAGCGCGATTCTCCGTTTTAAGAGAAGTCTCTTGTGGGTGCAACCAATTTTCCACAGCAGTCTTGTTAGTATTTGAACTATTAACAATTTGATCAATGTCAAAATTTCTTTGACGCATGGTTTCGGCTATTAATGATTCCATATTTTCCAATGGGGCGTCATTAAAATTGTCTGTAAAATTAGGGGAATCTGGGACCCTTGGTGTCATGGCATTTTCAAACTCTTGTTTTCTTTGTTCATATTGCTTGTCAAACTGTTGAATTCTAGCTTCTTGTATGTCTTCAACCTTGTATAAACCACTCTTATTACCAGGCATTAAACTTGGCATATTATTTGTTGACATTGCATTTGATTGCATTTTTTTGTCACTTGTTTGCATAAAATTTAATATAAACTTTTTATTAAGATCAATTAGAGTCTTGGAATTTTCACGCTCTTCATCAAAAAAAGTTGTCATTCTTTGACTAAAATTAGAACGCATTGCAACAATTTCCTGAGGATTCTTAGTTTTAAAAGCATTCTCCTTTAACACTTCCCACAATGTTGAAGCATTTTCATTTGTTAAAAATGTATAAACTCCTGCCATTATTATTGAATATAAATCATATCCAATAATAATTTTATATGGTAATTTAAAAAAATAATAAATGACAACCATTCTAAAGCTCATCATTGAAATAGACTTTCCTGAACTTGGCCATGTATTTATCATTTAAAATGTGCGTTTTCAAATATTCCTCTGTTATCTTGTCTTCCAACATGTTGGAAATAAAATATAGCGTATAAATTCCACATTCACTGTCATTATATTGATGTTCAACTGGGTAATTTTGATCAAACTTGAATTTAATGGATGGTTTTAATGCCTTTCCTTGTGCAATAACGCGATCTACAAATTTTTTAATTCTTGGAGGAATTTCATCGCCTCCGCTGTCAAAGTAAAAGATTGATTTGGATTTTACATTTATAAAGAGTGAGACCCAATGTGAACCACTTAGATAGTGTGGATCCAGATTAAAAACAATACCAAATTTTTTCTTACCTTTGGCAATCTGCTCTTCTAAATTGAAATGGCACAACTCTTCCCAAACGCATTCGCCATAAAGCTTGGATGTGTCAAAATCAATTGGAGATGGACCCAAAAATTCAAAGCATTTATAAGCCTTCTCATATTGCTTCATAACTTCCAAAATATCCATACTAGATAACCAATCATTTGGTTTTTTCTTCCATTCATCTGGAGAAGCAGGAGCAAATGATTCCAACAGCTGAGCATCTGCGGTACCTTTTACAAAGTTTTGCTTCAACCAACACGACTCTTTATTGCAAATGGTGGACATGTAGTTCTTTAATTGTTCCCATATTTCCTTTGAACTATTTGTAGTTATAGTCTTATCAGGATTTCTTTTATTCCATAAATTCTTTAATTTATTTAAAGATTCGTCGTTAAAACAGCTAAAATTATTTTTATCTGCCTTTGGACTACATTGCAATTTTATGAAATCTTTTCCTGTGCGTATTTTACGCAATATGTGACTCATCGTCTTTTTCGTTTGCTTGTTTTTCCTTGTTGGATGCTTGCGATTTTTTCTTTGTGTTTTTCTCTTTTTTTGTACTTGTATTTGTTTTTGTGTTTGTATTTGTGTTTTCTTTTGCGGTTTCTTCATATTTATTAGTGATATTATTCTTTTTGCCAATTCCTTTATTCTTCAGTTCAGGGTCTTTTAAATTTATTTCTTTTTGAATAGGAATAATAGGCGGATTTGACGGTTTTGTGCTCTTAATCTTTACAAAATTGTCAAGAGGTCCCTTATTTGTTTTAATTGTACGCATTAATAATTTATCAGCATCTGCTGCTGTTGTAGCAATGTCTTCTTCTCCCAATGCATCATTTAATATTTTAATCCCATGATAATCTTCTTGAATAATATCGGTTTCATCTAAAATTTTAAAATAATTGATGCATGTTTTTACGTAATGATCAAATGCAAACTGGACATCACCAAGCATTTTATCTGGCACTTGATTCAACAAAAGATCACGAGACAAGTTTAATATACGTTTTCTATAAAACTTCTTATCCTTGCGCTCGCCAGAACTTAGTCCTTCTTTTTTCTTATTCATAAATTTAGCATGCTGTTCTTTACTCATTAAATACTCCAACGTTATTTCATTAACTAAATTTGCAGACATTTACTTTATATTATGGTATATGTTATAATGTGCAATTTTTAACCGCATGTTATAACTAATTATTTAATGTAGACAATAAAATATAGTCTTCCCAATCCCAGAAAATGCATTCCCCAATACAAATCTTGTGATCACTTGTTATTAAACAGGCGAATTCCTCAGTAAATAATTCATTTTGTTTTACGGCACCCACATAATCTTTTACCTGGACAAACTCTCCGCGGTCATTTTTAATGTAGTGGGATCCAGTTACAAATATTGATTCTCCTGAAACGCCCTTTCCAATAATTTTATAAAGATCTTCGTTTTCGTAATTGTCTACACGCATAACGCTTCTAACACGGCTTCCATTTTCCAAAATGCTTCCCAATGGCACATCTTTCATTAGATAAACCCTTCCATTTGTCAACTTTACCTTTGTTTTGGGATGAAAACATTGATTTGGTTTGGCAAGATTTTTAACCATTTGTCCCATGGGGCCATTCCACATACTGACCATGGTTTTATTACTGCCATCTAATACATACATAAGAGTGACAACAATACCAATTATTTTGCCTACCAAATCTTTAATGCTAATAGTTATCTTTTGAAAGGCAATCACCAAATTTAAAAATACGCCAAACACATTTTCAACGATACTACCAATAAAAGTTCTAATAAAGCTAAGCATATCTCTAATTCCAGCAATATTAGTGGAAAGCTCATTTCCAAGATCCGTTAGTCCAGAGGTGATGTAATTTAATGGAGAAAGCAAATAACCCATGTAATTGGTTTGCATATTTTGAATACAATAAGTAAAATCTTCGCTGATATTATTTGACAATGGCATAAACATAGGATTGCATCTATATTTTGGCCAGTCCTTTTGAATTTCGTTCATCATTGTGAAAAAATATAGGGCAAATATTTGAGCAAGGAACCCTAAATTCACATATATAAAATTAATCCAGTTTTTCCCTGTTGGCATAACTTATATTATGAATATATAATTCTTCGTTATTTGTATTCTAAATA